AAAAGTTGTCAATCTCAAGAAGAAGCTCTGGGAGCAGATTATTACTGCTGCTGAAGACCTTGGTGACCCTACAGATCCAGAAACTGGATGGGACATTAAGTTCAAGCGTGTTAAGACCGGCCCTCTACCCTATAACGTAGAGTACCAGCTTCAGCCTTTGAAGTGTAAGCCCGCCGCTCTTAGTGCGTCTGACGCAGCTCTTGCTGCTGAAGTAAAGTCTATGGACGAAGTAATGTCTCGACCAACTCCAGATGCTCAAAAAGAGTTGCTGGATCGTATACGACAGGCACACACTTCAGAAGTAGATGACACTTTGGAAGCGGAGTTTAATGTAGGGTGATTTTATTCACAGCAGACTGGCACTTAAAACTGGGACAGAAAAATGTCCCAGTTGACTGGGCTAAGAAAAGATATGAAGCCTTCTTTGCTCAAATTCATGAAATAGAAAACGAGTGTAGTATGCACATAATTGGGGGCGATCTTTTTGATCGTCTTCCAACTATGGAGGAGTTAGAATTATACTTTTCCTTTATAAGAAAAGTAGGCATTCCAACCCTTATCTATGATGGTAATCACGAAGCTACAAAAAAGAACAAAACTTTCTTTAGTCAGCTAAAGCAAGTGAGTAGGGATATTAATCCTTTTATTCATATAACAGATTTTTCCTATGTGGACAAGGATAGAGGCTTTAACGTGCTTCCTTATGCAGACTTACATAGAGAAGGTAGTATAGAGGCTTTTGATAGTAGTATGCCTTTATTTACTCATGTAAGAGGAGAGATTCCGCCTCATGTAAAACCTGAGGTGAATTTAGATAGACTAGCAGATTTTCCTGTAGTTTTTGCAGGAGATTTACATGCACATAGCAATACACAAAGAAACATTGTATATCCAGGAAGCCCTATGACAACTACTTTTCATAGAAATGTAGTAGAAACAGGGTACTTGTTAATAAATGATATAGACTGGTCATGGATGTGGGAGAGGTTTAGTCTTCCTCAGTTACTTAGAAAAACAGTACAAGATCCAAAGGACATGATACCTAGCACTTATAATCATACAATTTATGAGCTGGAAGGAGATATACAAGACTTATCTAAAGTTAAAAACTCAGAGCTATTAGATAAGAAAGTGGTTAAACGAAGTACAGAGGCTACTCTACTTTTACACAAAGAGATGAGTATAGAAGAGGAGTTAACTGAGTACTTTACTTATATATTAGAACTTCCTTCAGAAAAAATATCAAGCATTATAGGGACTTACAATGATTACTCTCAAACAGCTACAATGGAATAATTGTTTTAGCTATGGTTCAGACAATAATTTAGTTTTAGATGATAATAATGTAACTCAGATTATTGGAACAAACGGCACAGGAAAGTCCTCGATACCTTTAATTATTGAAGAGGCTTTATATAACAAGAATTCTAAAGGGATTAAAAAAGCAGATATACCCAATAGATATGTAGGTAAGGGTTATAATATAAAATTAACTTTTACTAAAGATACTGATACTTATTCCGTAAGTATAGATAGAAAAACTACAGTAAAAGTTAGGTTGGAAAAGAATGGCGAAGATATATCTAGTCATACTGCTACCAATACCTATAAAAGCATACAAGAGATTATTGGAGTAGACTTTAAAACTTTCTCTCAGTTGGTATACCAAAGTACAAATGCGAGTCTACAGTTTCTAACTGCAACAGATACAAATCGTAAGAAATTTTTAATTGATCTATTACATCTTGAAGGTTATGTAGGCCTATTCGAAGTATTTAAAGAGCAAGCTAGACAGATTACTCTTGAAATTAACGGAATGCAAGCAACTGTTAACACGATAGAAAAATGGCTCTCAGATAACAAATTGAGTGATACTACGATACTTCCAATGATAAATTTAGAAATAAATACGGAAGAGCATGAGAAAGAGTTCCACACTTTAACGGAAGAAATTGAAAATATTTCACAGAAAAATAAAAAAATCTCAAAAAACAGACAACTACTTGAGCTGTTGGGACAGATTGATTTACAAGAAATACAAAATACATCAATAAAGGAACGGAAGTCTTATGATACCCTACAAGCTGATGTAGGTAATCATACTCAAATCTCAGCGGGGTCAAAACGACTTTTAAATAAGCTAAGTACATTAGGAGATATTTGCCCCACTTGTGAGCAAGTTGTAGACCCTAGTTTTATAGAAACACTAACAATAACAGAAGCTAAAAAAGTATTAGAATCGGAGGCAAAAATTGAACAAATTGAAGCAGAAATTAAAAAAATTAAAAGGAATAATAACGAGTTCACTCGTATTCAGAATCTTGAAACTGATTGGAAGGAAATTTATCGAAGTATTGACCACGATCTCCCTTCGGTACTCTTGGATAAAGGAGAGCTTGAAAGCAAGCTGGAGAACGTACGAACTGACTTATTTCAGAGAAAGGAGCAGTTGGAGAGCGCAGCAAAGGAAAACCAAAACAGGACGAAGCACAACACCAGAATCCAAGTAATACAAGAGCAGACCGAAGGATTTTTAAAGCAACTTGAAGAAGTTCAAGATGTATTAAGTAAGCAAGAGGATCTTATCTCTAACTTGGAAATACTTAAAAAAGCGTTCAGCACTAATGGTTTGCTTGCATACAAGATTGAAAACCTTGTAAAAGAATTGGAAGAATTAGCGAATACTTATCTTGCAGAGTTATCTGATGGTAGATTTACTCTTGAATTTGTAGTTTCTAATGATAAGTTAAATGTACAAGTTACAGACAACGGCAAAATAGTAGATATTCTCGCACTTTCTTCAGGAGAGCTAGCTAGAGTAAATACCGCTACACTGATAGCTATAAGAAAGCTAATGAGTAGTATATCTAAGTCTAAACTCAACATTCTTTTCTTAGACGAAGTTATTGCAGTATTAGATGATGTTGGAAGAGAGAAACTAATAGAAGTTCTAATCAACGAAGATTTGAATACTTATATAGTCTCTCATGAATGGACACACCCACTTCTCGATAAAATCGAAGTAGTAAAGAAAGAAAATATAAGTAGGTTAGAGTAATGGTAGATAGTAGAGCGAAGGGTGCTAGAGGGGAATATCTAGTAAGGGACTTATTGAGAGAGTATACAAATCTTCAGTTTGAGAGAGTACCAATGTCAGGTGCTCTTGAGTACTTAAAAGGAGATTTATATGTTCCTAATGAGAAAAACTTCTTTTGTATTGAAGTAAAGAATTATGCTGAGTCACCGCTCACTGATAAGATACTAACGCAAAAGAAGACTAATCATTTAACTAAGTGGTGGAAAAAGTTACTTATACAAGCAGAGGGAGGAGGACAAAAGCCTCTTCTGTTCTTCAAGTATAATAGATCAAAAATATATGTAGGTACAGAAGTACAACCCTCACATATATCTTATATATACGTTAGTGACTTAAACTGTTACGTTTCTCTCGCAGAGGATTGGTTAAAAAAAGAAAAGGTAGAATTTATAAATGGCACTTAATTTTAATTCTCAAAGAAAAACAGGCACACTTGTAGTTGATGCGCTAAACTTAGCATTTCGATGGAAACACCAAGGCAGATCAGATTTTAGATACGAATACATTAAAACTGTACAGTCTCTTGCGGATTCCTACAAGTGTAATCAAGTAATAATCACAGCAGACCAAGGTTCTTCTACCTATAGAAAGGGTATACGCTCTGACTATAAACAGAATAGGAAAGAAAAGTATTCGACTCAGACGGAAGAAGAAAAAATTGCGTTTGAAGAGTTTTTTGACGAGTACCAGTGCACTTTAGATATTATAGAGTGGCCGGTACTACAATTTGCTGGTGTAGAAGCAGACGACATCGCAGCACACTTAGTAAAAAATAAAGATACTTACGGATTCACGAATATATGGCTAATCTCTAGTGATAGGGACTGGGACTTACTTATTCAAGAAGGTGTTAGTAGATTTTCTTATGTTAATCGTAAAGAAGTAACTATAGATAACTGGTCAGACCATTATGAGGTGACTCCAGAGGAGTTTATATCTCTCAAGTGTCTTACCGGAGACAAAGGAGATAATGTTCCAGGCATTCCTGGCATTGGACCAAAGAGAGCTTTAACGCTAATACGAGAATACGGAGATGCGTTCAGTATCCATGATGCGGCTCCTATTCCTAGTCGATACAAGTATATTGAGTCTCTGAATGAGAACTACAAGCAGATATTACAAAACTATGAATTGATGGATTTAGTAACATACTGTGACGATGCTATTGGCAAGCAAAATATTGCCGAGATTAAGGATAACTTTATATGAATATAAATTACAGCAGAGACAATTACTTGTCAGAGTTTAGCCATAAAACTCTACAAGATAGATATTTAGTTGAGGGAGAAAGTTCTCCTCAAGAAGCGTTTGCGCGGGCGGCTAAAGCGTTCTCTGATGATGAGGCACACGCACAGAGACTATACGATTATGCTAGTAAACTTTGGTTTATGTTCTCTACTCCTATACTTTCTAATGGTGGAACAACCCGAGGGTTGCCTATTAGTTGTTTTCTTAACTTTGTTGAAGATAGTAGAAAAGGGCTCACTAGTCACTACACTGAAAATGCCTTTCTGTCTAGTGTGGGGGGTGGCGTTGGGGGCTATTGGAGTAATGTACGTTCGGTAGGCTCTACAACGTCGAACGGTTCGGAAAGTACAGGAGTTATCCCATTCATGAAGGTAGTGGATGCAGAGATGCTCGCGTTTTCACAAGGTGTAACAAGGAGAGGAAGCTATGCAGCATATTTGGACATATCTCACCCAGAAGTTGAAGAGTTTTTGGATGTTCGTAAACCTACAGGCGGTGATGTTAACAGAAAGTCTGTTAATCTTCATCATGGTATTCTTATTAACGATAGGTTCATGGAGATAATTGAACAAGCTACTAGAGTAGAAGGCTTTGATGATTCATGGGACTTAATTGACCCACACACTAAGAAAGTAACTAAAACTGTTTCAGCAAAGACACTGTGGGTAAAACTTATCCAGAATAGAGTTGAAACTGGTGAGCCGTACATTATGTTTACAGACACTGTACAGGCAGCACTACCAGAATTTCAAAAAGAACTTGGACTACAAGTAAATCATTCTAACTTATGTTCTGAAATTACTCTTGCAACTAATAACGAGCGCACTGCGGTGTGTTGTTTATCTAGTGTAAATCTGGAAGAATATGATGAGTGGAAAGATAATTCAGATTTTATCCCTGATCTAATCAGAATGTTAGATAATGTAATAACTCACTTCTGTGATACAGCCCCTCCTGAGTTATGGAAAGCTGTAAACAGTGCAAAATCAGAGCGTAGTCTCGGCCTTGGGGCTATGGGCTTTCACGCATATTTACAACGACATAATGTACCTTTTGAAAGTGCTATGGCAAAAGGCAGGAACATTAAGATGTTCAAGCATATTAAAGGAGAAGCACAAAATGCAACAAGACAACTGGCTAAAGAGCGTGGCCCTTGCCCTGACGGGGTTGATACTGGGGTTAGGAATGCTCATTTGCTCGCTGTGGCTCCTAATGCTAGCAGCAGTATTATTTGTGGTAATACTTCTCCCAGCATTGAGCCTTATAGGGCTAATGCGTTTACACAAAAAACTAAATCAGGGTCGTCTCTTCTAAAGAACGAGTATTTAGAGCACGCGCTTCAGGAAATAGATCAAGATACAGATGAAGTGTGGAAGAGTATTATTACTAATGGAGGCTCAGTACAGCACTTAGACTTTTTGGATGATTGGACTAAGGAAATATTTAAAACGGCTGTGGAAATAGACCAACGCTGGGTTATTGAAATGGCAGCGGATAGGCAAGAAGATATATGCCAGAGCCAGTCTTTAAATATATTCTTTCCCTCTAATGTATCCAAGCAAGAATTACATGCTATCCATATGATGGCTTGGAAAAAGAAAGTAAAAACTCTATATTATTTAAGAAGTGAGGCAATGAAACGTGCAGAAAATGTATCTGATGAAGTTCTACGACAGTATATATTTGATAGTATAGACGAAGAAGGGTGCTTGGCTTGTGAAGGCTAAAGTTTGGACAGTTTGGAAGCACGCTTTGGGGTCATATAGCGAGGAGGATGGATTTGATCCTGCTAATGATAATGCAGTTGCAGCAATAAGAACTGTAATAGTGTTTTCAAATTTAATGTGCGTAATTATTATTATAGCAAATGTAGTACATCATTGGTGAAAAAATGAATTTATTAAAAGAAAGAGAATATTACAAACCCTTTAATTATCCTTGGGCTTTTGAATATTATAAACAGCAACAACATATGCATTGGTTGCCCGATGAAGTCAACCTTGCAGATGATTTAAGGGATTATAGAGAAAAGCTGTCTGAAGGTAATAAAAGATTACTAGGACAGATTTTTAGATTTTTTACACAAGCTGACGTAGATGTATGCTGTGGGTATGCAAAGCATTACCTTCCTACATTCAAGCAGCCTGAGGTAAGAATGATGTTATCTGCTTTTGCAGCTATGGAGGCGGTGCATCAAGAAGCGTATTCATTACTATTAGAGACATTAGGCTTTAGGGATGATGAGTACCAAAAGTTTTTCGAGCATAAAGAAATGCTTGACAAACACGAGTATCTTGGTAACTTTGGTATGGAAACTCCTATGGATATTGCTAAAACAATGGCAATATACTCAGGATTTACCGAAGGAGTTCAACTGTTTAGTAGTTTTGCTATTTTATTGAACTTTCCAAGACATAACCTTATGAAAGGTATGGGGCAGATTGTAACATGGTCAGTACGAGATGAGACTTTACACGTCGAAGGCATGTCACACTTATTCCGATCTTTTGTACAGGAGAACCCACAATTATGGACAGATGATCTAAAGTATGAAATTTACTGTGCTGCAGAACGGACTGTAGATTTAGAAGATGCTTTTATTAATCTATGTTTTCAAGGTGCAGAAGTACCTGATCTAACACCAGAAGAAATAAAAGAATATATTCGCTATATTGCAGATCGTAGGCTACTAGGACTGGGTTTGAAAAAAATATTTGGAAGTGAGGCGAATCCTTTACCGTGGTTAGATTACATGTTAAATGGGGTAGAGCACACTAATTTTTTCGAAAACAGAGCTACCGAGTACTCTCGTGCTAGCACGACAGGAAACTGGCAGGATATTTTTAAATGAACGAAACACTAAATTTTAAACTAACGATAGAAGAAGTAAATACGATTCTACAAGGTTTAGGGGAACTTCCTGCTAAACTAAGTATGAGTCTTATTACTTCTATACAAAACCAAGCGGCTCCCCAGATGCAGCCGCAAGTATCGCAAGAGGAGAAAGGAGAAGAATGAAAAAAGTACTAGTTGCAATACTGTTGCTTCTTCCAACACAGATTTTTGCTAGTGAAATATTTAGCGGAAATGTAGGAGTCTCGTCAGATTATGTCTGGCGTGGGTACTCTCAAAACAGTGGAAATGTTGCTGTTAGTGGAGGTGTTGAAGCAGCCTTAAGTATTTTTACAATGGGTGTATGGGCTTCGCAAGTTGATTTTGATGATGAAGCAAACTTTGAGTACGACCTGTTTGCAGGTGTGTCTCATAAGTTTAATGATAGTTTCGGGGTCAATGCGGGGTATATAAAGTATAAGTGGGATAAAGGGTATGATGATGTAGATGAAGCATATATCGGTATGAATATGTGGGATCTAGATGTTACATACTACAAAGATTTAGATAATTCTGAACTTGATTTTATTCATGCAAATTACTCTATTTCATTCATTGAAAAAATAGACGTATCATTAGAGTATGGAAAAGCTACAGGATTTGACTCCTATCAGGCTTTAAATATTTCTAAACAACTTGGGAATTATGTTATAGGAGGACAGATCGGATCGGAAGAAACGAGTATAGCACTTTATTATAACTTCTAACAGAAGGGGCGAAAGCCCCTTTTTATTACCATTTTACCTTGTTTGCCCAATAAGCGGCTGACATTTTACCTCTCGCAATATTCTTTGCATGTCTCGCTTTAAAGCTTTTTCTTTTAGCCTTCATGGCAGCAGACTCCCCTGCTTTTGGTTTTCCTGCGGTCTTTGCCCCTTTTTGCCCAAATCGAATAGTTTTAACTTTATTGCCCACTTTTGCAACTACTATATGTGACTTCTTCTTATGTCCAGGTGTGCGTCTAGGCTTATTATAGCCTGACACTCTAGCACGCTTTAATCTAGGGTCTCTTTTCTTTTTAGCCATACTAATACTCCTTTTACTATCTATATAAGAAAGAATTTTTTTCTTCTTCCATATAGCAATTCTTAGTGGGGGAAGTTTCCATTTGCTTTGCCCAGTCTAACTCTTGAATGAGTCTATTATACCACTTTCTATCGTACTCATTGTTGGGTTTATTCATCTCTTCTTTGAGTTGCCCTATTCTTACATCAATGTAGTTTGGTTTTTCTCTTTTCATAGTTATGGCTCAACCGGCCAATCATTGTCGCCGCTTCCATCTGGATTCGCTGACGATAAATTAGGCCAGTTTGAATGTGAGGTAATATCTCTCAAAGCCTGTCGATAAGTTGCCCAGCCAGAGTTAAGTGTCGTGCTGGTTTCTTGAGCTTTAATGACCATCCAGTCACTTTCAGCCAAAAGCGCATCTCTTTTTGCTCTGTTACTTGCTGCCACCGCTGCATTATTCGCTTTAACCACTGCTGCTCGTTCATCACTTGTCATATCAGTGACACGATGTGTATAAACCTTGCCCTCTAATAGGTACGGCGTAACTCTTTCATTCTTTTGAGTAGCAGCATCAAAGGCTAGAAATGTTATAACTTCAGCGCAGGAGTTAGTTGATAGCCAATCTGCATCAGGGCCGCCTTTAGAAAAGCTGGTGTTGGGAAATAAAACTTTGCAGTCTGCAATTTCCCCTATTGTTGAGCCGTCTAGTCGTGCTATTTTCATCATGATTATTGTCCTTTATCTGGGAATGCTTCTGTCGTTGGGGTGAAGTTGCTGGTGTAACGAGCTACATGGCTGATTCTAAATTCGTCAAGGTAGCCGTTTAAAAGATAGTCTGTGGTATGCCAACCGCCTATTGTAAAATAAGTATCTGTATAATCAGTAGAATCACTTACTGATAATATTTCAGTTCCATCAATATATAATTTTGTAGTTCCAGAGTTTCTTACATAAGCAACGTGGTACCAAGTGTCTGTGCTTGGAGCTATACTCCCGTGAAGCAAGTAAGATGTGCCGTAATAGATTGCCCATCTACCAGTGGCATTATCAGCTCCTACGGCTGGCCCTCGCGTTGTTGAATTTAAAGTGCCACTAGAAAGTTGAAAAAGTCCCTGCCCATTACCTGAAGTGCTTGCTGCGAACCTAACAAAACACTCAATAGTAAAATTGCCTGTGCCAAAAGTCGTAAACTTTGTATGAGGAAGAGTTACATAATCCCCAGTATGATCTAAAGCTAAAGAAGCTGTGCCAAACTTTTGCTGAGAAGTGCTGGTGTCGGCATTACCATACAACGTCATATTATTCTGTGCTGCACTATCAAGTGCTTGCCCGTCTGCCATGTTGAGCAGGAGCTTAGTGTTGGTGATTGCTGTTAGTGGTGCTGTTGGGACAGTACAGGTGCTAGAGGTAGGATCATATAATGCTGTTCCTTTCAAAATACGAACGCCGCTTAAATAACCACCAAAGGCATAGGCAGGAGTAGCATTAAACCCTCCGACAAACATGTTCCCAGTTGGAGCTGAAAAAGT